ATCGATCAATTATGTATATTGATGGAACGGCGGCGGGTAAAAATAACACGAGAACAACAACTCCTTCCAATAGTGCGCCAAATAGAGCGTTGACGATAGGTAATAGAACTGACGGAGATAACTACGCTTTCAACGGTGCATTTGCGGAAATTATTATGGTGAGCGGAATTATGTCAGGCACAAACATTACAAAAACCACAGACTATCTCAAAGCTAAATGGGGATTCTGATGTATTACCAATGGCAGACTCTGGAAGATTTTAATGAGTGGCACTCAAAATTATGTTTAGAATTGGGTTATCCAGAATATTTAGATGGACAGTTAATAACTGATGCTTATACCTCGGCTTTTCAGTACGAAGGAGTTTTTATTGCTCCTGTTGAAACACAATACGCAGATGGATTGATTCCAATTGAGTTCAAAAGAACAACCGTAAATCAATAATGTGCGCAGATCCAAATCACGACCATTCAGTAAATTGGGCTTATCAAAACCAATTAAATGCCGAATGGAAAGAAGCCAATCCAAATGCTAAGTCAGATGGATGGTGGTCAATTTGAAACCAAAACTTTGCGCAGCCGGGAAAACATTACGCGAGCAAATCGATGATGCTTTCCTTGACAGAGATCGAACTTCGGATGGATGGATTGGAGATGCCCGTCATCAACTTCGTGTGTCTGACCATTGTCCTGACAAGTTTGGCTGGGTTCGCGCCATTGATGTTGACAAGGATTTACGATCCCACAAATCGGCGGCGTTCGATCTTGCGGATCAGTTGCGTATATGTGCAAAAACCGACAAACGAATAAAATACATAATCTTCAACAAAAATATCGCATCACAAAAATCAAAGTTTGAATGGAAGCCATACACCGGATTAAATCCGCACGAGCATCACATTCACATAAGTTTCACTGAGTTGGGCGATAACTCAATTGCTCGATTTGATATACCAATGCTAGGAGGAAAAGGTGAAAGCGGAGAATCTAATGAAAGCGTTCCAGTCGTACAGTCGTGCGCTCTTTGTGGCTGTAATAAGCACGTATCTCGCTAACCCAGACGCTAGCATCAAACAAATCGTCACAGCAGCTCTTGTTGCTGTCGCTGCACCAATTCTTCGAGCCATCAATCCAGATGACAAGGATTTTGGCGTAGGGGCAAATGACAAATGGGTGTAAAAGATTGGGCTCCGATAGCGGCTTCGATTGCCGGAACTGCGGCTGCTCTCTTTGCCGGGTTGAGGTTCTTAATCAAGTCATACCTTCGGGAACTGATTCCCAATGGTGGCAATTCGATGAACGATCGAATCCGTAGGATTGAGGACACGCAACTTGAAATGCTTCGGCTGTTGGGATCAGTAGTAAAATCCTCCTATGCCACCAAAACGAAAAAGGGTCGCAAGAAAACGGCGCGGCGCTAAAAATCAAAACATACTTACTGCTATTGACGTTTATGCAATAGCCCAAAATGAGTATTACAACGCGCTCCTCAACGCTGGATTTAAACACGAAGTGGCTATGGCATTTGTTATGGATAAGGATGCTCTGCCTAACTGGATGATCCCTAATCCACCATCCGAACAAATCCCCATCTACGACCCTGAAGATGACGAGGATGACGATTAAGGAATCCGAGTTATTCGAGAAACTCAAAGGGTATTTTCCCGACCTAGTTAAATCAGAACAATTTGATAAATGGGATTGCTTTACCGCAGAACATAACACCATCATCGAACTCAAGTGCCGCCATACGCACTATGACGAACTTTTGATTGAACGACCCAAATGGGATGCTCTAGCCAATAAAAGGGCTTCAGAGGCTCTAGGAACGCTTTATGTCTGTTCCACGCCAAAAGGTACGTGGGCTTGGAATCTAGGGGCTATAAACGTCCCAGAATGGCATTTAAAGCGCCTTCCACGAACCACAGAGCACGTGGGTAGAGATTGGATTACAAAGGAGATTGGATATCTCCACATCAAGGATGCGACACGCGTTCATTTCCCAGAATAGACAAATTCGAATTCGAGGAGTTTAATTCCATTTGAAATTCCAATTCGGGGTTTCAGAATGGGAGCAAAATGCCAATTCGGTTTGATGAAGAATCGGGTGCATATTCGGACGGGAAACGGTTCGTCAAAGCAGCTGTAATTCGCAAATATACACGTGAAAAGTTGGGTAAACCGCAACTGCGTGGTCGGTTAAAAACAGCAGACATTGAGTCATTTTGGTTAGACACATATCAGGTGGCTGATCATTATGAGTGACTTCTTTCAATGGCATATGGCTGATCAATTAATTCTGATTATTTCGGTGTCTTTCATAATGCACCGAATCTACGTATGGGGTCACGCAAACGGATATAGAGATGGGAGTAGGGATGCGAACAAGTATCGAATCACTAGCAATCGAGCAGCTAAATGAATCCATATCTGCGATTGATAAAAGGTCAGACACACACGGTAGTGCAGGGCGCACTCTCGTACGTGCCGCCAAAGTCTGCCGGACTCTTGGTTTGGATTTCAGACACCCATCTGACTTGGCGTTGTGTCTTGCAATCCTCAAAATCGCACGAATCACAAATGGAGATCGTTCACATTTCGATTCGTATGTCGATGGCGCTGCATACGTTGCGCTGGCTTCCGCGATCCAAATGGGAGAGTTTGGAGATTGGGAGGATGATGAGTCTGACTAGAAACACCAACCGTCATCAATACTGCGATTACTGCAAATTGAGATGGGGTCAGTACAAAGACGGATCTTGGCACATTAAGGCACAAACTCCAGCAGTGTGGCGATGTGAGTCAGTGATGCCAGGAAGAAAAGGGCGAGTGCGGTTTTATTGCCAATCTTGTGCCGATGAGGTTCAAAACTGGGATGTGAAAGTCAATGATCGTGGAGATGTTGAAACCGAGTTTTGGCTGCTAAAAGAGCAACTTGAGTACGCAAAAGGACAAGGGAGATTAGAAGATGTTCGATCCATCGACTTATGAAGCAGTAGTTACACGATTTGCACGATTTAGAGAACAGTTCCCGGATTACCGATGGTATTCGTGGATTAGTAGAGAGTTCACAAATGACAAACAATGGGTCGTCATCGGAGAGTTATACAGAACAGAAGCCGATCAGAAACCTTTCGTTACTGGACTTGGTTTTGAACCAGCACGGGATGAGTATTCTTTGGCTAAGGCTGAAACTTCGGCTCTCGGACGTTGCCTATATGCGGCTGGGTTTGCTGCTAAACCGCTTAGCTCGATCGATGTGGAAAAGCCGCGACAAGTATTACGCGCAGTGCCACCAGTTCCAGAAGAAGTACAAGAAAAGCCGGTGGCAAATAAGCCTGAACCAGTTCAATGGGATGTTGCAGAAATCGCGCAAGCGCTAAACGCTGAAGTAATCGCAACCGATGAAGTGTGTTTTCACGGCGCAATGATTCTCAAACAGGGAATGGGAAAAACGGGTAAGCCATATCACGGTTATATTTGTGTCGAGAAAAACAAAGCGAATCAATGTCCACCACGTTGGTATAAACAAGATCCAACAAACGGAAAATGGGCACCGCCATTAACTAGGGCGGATGTCGAATGAATATGCCAATAGGCGCTCCACATCTTGATGGCGTGGTGATTTTCAAATGCCGTAGATGCAAGAACAATCGACCGCATCGCATTTTGGATCGCCACGTTTATCAAGATGAGCTGCTATATCTTCTAATGTGTGAAAACTGCGAAGATGGAAACATAATGAGGGCATCGGAAGAATTGAAGGAATTATGGGTAGATCTTCAACTCTGCAAATGTGGAAAATACAAGTTAGGCGAGCAAGTCTGCTTGCAGTGTAAATTGAACGAGGGAGCACAAAATGAACGATTTGAAAAGGCTCGCACTAGAGTTGGCGGCTGCGAGTGTAATCGCCGAGGCTGCGAAGGCTGCGAAAGACCGTCTTAGAGCTGAATTTTATGATGCTATGGCTAATACCGGAGCAGATGCGGTAAAAGCCAAATTAGGCGATGAGGACATAGCCAAATGCGTACTCATTGAGCCGGAAGCAAAGGCAACAGTATTTAACGAAGATGCTTTTGCACATTTTGTTGAATCCATCGAACCTCATTCGATTGTCAGTCGGGTGCGTGAAGAGGATCAAATACGCATACTTTCAGACATCGAGGAGATTGACGGAAAGGCAATTCATAAGCCATCCGGACAGATAGTTGAAGGGATTCAATTCGTTTCTCGGATACCATTTGTTCAAACAAAGTTCAC